CAGAAGAAAGACGCATATCTAAAAAAATATTTAAATTATTTTACTCATTCTTCGTCTTTTCAAAAATCATATTCTTAAAATATATAATCTATATATAGATGTCCTATGTTTCTATATTAGAAGATGCAATAGAAACCAATGAAAAAATACAAAAGAAACAAAAGAAAAAATATTTACAAAATGATATCATAAAAATTTTAGAGAATTTTATTCGTGAAAAGGGATTGGTTTGTTATGGCGGAATAGCAATTAATTCTATTTTACCTTCTTCTAAAAAATTTTATGACAAACAACTCGATATACCAGATTACGACTTTTTTTCACCTAATGCATTGGAGGATGCCAAAGAATTAGCCTTACTATATGCAAAAACGGGTTATGAAAATGTGGAAGCAAAATCAGCATTATTTAATGGCACCTATAAGGTATTTGTTAATTTTATTCCTATTGCGGATATTACTTATTTAGATACAACTATTTTCAATATAATTAAAAATAAGGCAATTATTGTAAATAATATTTTATATTCTCCCCCAAGTTATTTGCGTATGAGTTTATATCAAGAATTATCACGTCCATATGGCGATTTAAGTAGATGGCAAAAAATATACAATCGACTCACATTATTGAATGAAACTCATCCTTTCCAATATGACGTAGATTTGACACAAAATAATTTAATTTATAACAATGTATATAATAAGTTGGTTGATATTTGTACCAAACAAAAATATGTATTGTTTGGCGATTTTGGTCTTTCCTTTTATAAAGACTATTTTCCTAATAAATATAAAAAAATAATAGACTCCAAACAAACTAAACAAATTTATATTTTATCAGATAATTACAAAAACGTTTTGAAACAACTCAAATCTATAAACTATACCCTTATACCACATGAAGGTGATTATAAATTTATAAATTCATTTTATGAAGTAGTCATAGAAGGACAATCTATGTTGTACATTTTTACCACTAATTCTTGTCAGTCATTTAATATCATCAAACATAAAGGTAAATCATACCATATTGCAACCATAGATACCATATTAAGTATTTATTATGCGTTTAATTTTATAAATGAATCTACTATCAATATGGTCAATATATTATCGTATTGTTATTTGTTAGAATCGATACATTCGAATAACAAAACTAATGTATTAAGACGTTTTTATTTACCATGTATTGGTCATCAAATCACCATCGAAGACATACGAAAAGAACGCGATCAAAAATATACAAGATATAAAAAAAACAAAAAAAGTAATGAATACAAAAGGTGGTTTTTAAAATATTATCCTAAAACAAGAAAAAAAAAGAGTTAAATATTATATCTTATATCTTATATGTATATAATGATAAAAACTTTTTCAAAGTATTTTTTACAATACAAACATTATCGGCGTTATATGGAAAATTTAGAGACAACCTTTTTCAATATAGATCATAGTTATGAACATTACAAACATTACAAACATTTTCGGCGAATTCGTCAAGAAAATGATCATAAGATTAAACAATCATTTTGTAACGAACCTTGTATTGAACCATATAAAAAATACAAACAAAAACGGCAATTGAATGACTATTGGGTAAGTCCAATTTAAATGTGTTCTTGTATAAACAAATAATCTTTGTAATGATGTACAATATCGTTGTGTCTTTTTTTTGAACGATCTGAACAAGTATTTTCTATCATATGTATACGATATCCGCGATTAAAACCGCTAAATATGGTATTCAATACACAAATACCTGTTAAACAACCAGCAATATAAAGGGTTTCGATACGATTACGAGTCAAAAATTTGTCTAAATTTGTCTCAAAAAATGAATCATATCCATGTTTTATAATGACGTGTTCGTGTTTCAAAGGCATTGCGAAATCAAAAGGTATACCTTTATCAAGTGGTCTTGTACCTCTTAGTTCTTGTGAAAATGGCTTAAAATAAGAGAGTGAATTATCCTTTTTAAATACAAAACATATGGTTATATTTTCTTTACGAGCTTTTTTCAATAACTTAGTTACATTTTCTTTTAGGCGGTCGTAAAGAAATTGATAATCGGTTTGTAAATCAATCAATAACAAACACGAGTTTTTTTTAAACTTCATTATAATGTAATCATATTATAATGAAAACATACAACTAAATAAAATTTATTATACAATAGTATTTATACAATAGTATTTATGTTATCCATTTAATAAAATCTTATATAATGTCTTAAATGGAGAGACCATCTTGGCAAGAATATTTTACCACGCTAGTTCAACATGTATCCACTCGTTCTCCATGTAATCGTCTAAAAGTTGGTTGTTTGATTGTTCGAGACAATCGTATAATTTCACAAGGATATAATGGATTTTTAACTGGATTACCTCATAATTCGGTTGTGGTAGATAATCATGAAATTGCTACGATACATGCTGAACAAAACGCATTGACCGATTGTGCTAAGCGCGGTGTCTCTTGTGATAAGTCAGTCGCCTATATCACACATTATCCGTGTTTGAATTGTGCGAAATTATTGTATAGTGCTGGTATAAAAGATATTTTTTATATTGAAGATTATAAAAATAGTTCGCAATTAAGAGACATAGGATTGTTTCATAAAGAAGGTATGTCAATTACTAAGCTAAGTCCATAAAGTACTAGACCGAAAAATATACCATAAGATACATTACCAATTTTAGAAGTGGTTCCTGTTTCAGTTTTTAAACTGTGTCCAAAAATAACTACTAAAATATTCATAATATAATTTCGAAAAAGGGGTTCATTAAATAAAATAAATAACAAAGATGCTAAAATAATCATTTTATGACTTTCTTTCATAGAATTATCTTTTGGGATTCTTGACTCTACATTTGGATTAAATGTTACCTTTGGATTTTGATGTGATTCATATACTTGTTGATCCATTCGGTTTATTTGAGGTGGTATGTTTTCTGGAATTTCAGTATTTTGTGGAATATGATCGATAGGTAAATCAGTAATATTGGTAGTATGGGTATCCATTACATTTTATTTTATTTTACTTTTGTAAATTTTACTTATTAATCCATATTTTCCCAATCTTCAGGGGTTTTACTTCTTTCTTCAAACATAACATTCTTTTTGTTTTCAGCACCTTTGTTTTCAGCACCTTTGTTTTCAGCACCTTTGTTTTCAGCACCTTTTTTTGCTTCTAACCATTTCAAAATCTCTATACGATGTTCTAATAATATGATTGTAATGTCTTTTAGTGAAACCCGTGACATATTATGTTTTTTTATCATAGGACCGTTATAGTTTATATCTTGGAATAAAATTAAAAAATTTTGTTTAAATATAGCATCTGTAATATGTTTTTTCCATATTTCTTTATTGTTCTTTTTGTGTTGATATACATCATGTTTTAACATATATACTATATTTTTCATATCATCTATATTAGATGAACCACCTTTCATCATAATATTATATGCGTTCCAATAACTTAATTTACTCCATGAAGTAGAATTTATTTTTAAAGGATAACGAGTTTTTTCATCGGTAATTATTTCATCCAATTTACTTTTTTTTACTAAATCTAAAACCATAATGGTTTGTTCTAATGGAGGACTATCCTTATAAAAATCAGACAAGGCACCAGCTAGTTTTGAACGAGATTTTCGTATTTTTTTTAAAGGATTTTTTGAACGAGATTTTCGTATTTTTTTTAAAGGATTTTTTGAACGAGATTTTCGTGTTTTTTTTAAAGGATTCATTATATTATATTATAATAATATAATTTCTTTTTCTTTGTTACAATGTTCTATTTTTTCAGTGGCTTCATAACATTTTTCTCCATATTTAACTACATTATTGTCTTTGAGAACGGCCGCCTTAAATACTAAACAACTTCTGTTATCACAGCTCATTTTGAATAAACTAGAAAGTCCTAGACCGAGTAAAATAGATAAAATATTCATTCCTAATTGAGTTTTGAAAAATCGTAAAATGTTAAACATATATAAGGAGAATATTATCTTTGTATAGGTATAGTATTATATTTGGATGGACATTGAACTTCATTTAATTCATACGAAAAACATTCATTGCTTTGGTCTTTGTATTGATATTTATTCACATTTTCGGGTGTAGGATATATTACAATAACTTTTTTGTATTCTTCGGCCAAATAAATATAAAATAATCCAATCGATAAACTTATTAAAAATAGTTTTAAATCTAAATACTTAAATATCATATAGTATAAGATTATATTTTTGTAATCAAATAATGATATTCTATATTATCATATTTTTTGGGTAAAACATAAAGTCCCTTTACGTCTTTGATATAATCATAATATTCATCATATATTACTTTATATTCTTTGTAATCTTCTATTTTTTCGGTTATAGATGCATTTGGATTTTTAACTAAATTTAAATCATATTTATGTTTGGTTTCGATTCTTTTTTGTTCATATTCTTCTTTTTTTTTATTATAGTCACTAGGCATTCCGCCCAATGTAGATTGAATAGTAGCCCTTTTTTTTTCAAGTTCATCCAACTCTTGATTAAGTTCATCTTCGTTTATGTGTTGTGGGAAGTTCATCGCAAATAATCCTTTCAATAAGATTTGTTTATTGATTTGTATTAATTCTTCGTTCATTATAAAAAATATATATTTTAATTTATGGGATGTTTCATATTTTGATATTTTCTTAAGTTAGTCAAAATATAATCTTTTTTTTGGTTCTCTTTTATTCGTTGTAATTGTATGTCTTGTTTACCTTTGTATTTAAGTTTTAAAGTAACACCTATTATGGTTACTAATACTAAAAATAATAATACATTGAATAATATATTTTTTTTATTTTCATTTATTTGTTTTAACGTATTTAAATGATTATTTAACACGTATTTAATTTCTGGTTCAACCAATATAGGATACATATAAGTATAATATTATAAAATTATATAATGTTATACTATAATGAATATTGCTATTTTATCCATTTCGATTTATGTTATATTTTCTTTATTGTTTATGATCATAAAGCATTTTGTAATCGATAAGTCTGCAATAGAATCCAAACAACCTTATGAAGAAAATACAAAATGGATGTATGCTTATGTATTACTTTCATTTTTTGTGATTGCAATTCAAAATATATATTTTATCAGTGAAACCGAATGCTCTGTTCAATACGGACAATTGTTTATTCATAGTATATTTCCTTTGTTTTTAGTCATGGGACTCATTGTAATATTTTTAGTAAATATGAATTGGAATCGTATTTTTGCCAATACATTTGGTATGATTTTAGCACCTAAAATTATTTTGAAACCTCAGTCGACTAATTCCAATGTTAGTTTTTTCTATAACGACCCTAATATTTTATTACAAGAATTAGAACCCAATGACTTATTAAGTCTAACAAAACTAAATTCTCAATTGAAAGACTTACTAAAAGAAAATATTCAAATAACTGAAAATCAACATGAAATCATCAAACGGCAATATTTTGTAAAACAAAACGTCGGTTATTTTATTTGGCTTACATTTGCTGGGATTGTAACCTCTTTGATTTCAGCAAATTCGTTGCTGTTACAAGATTGTATTATTGAATAAAAATGGTATTGTATCTTAAATGTAATATATACACAATGATAAAATAAGAAAAAATAGCTAATAAAATACTACACAACCATAATGGCATAATAGTAGTATTGTTATAGCCTACCCCAAATGCCCTCAATACTTCATTGTCGTTGTCAAAGATAAAATTGGGTTTCAAATAAGCTAACAAACTATATAATATCAAATACATTACGACAATAATCGTAAAGGAATCTTTTAAATCCATTATATTGTATAGTTATAAAATTTATTCTTCTTCATCAACATATTCTTCAAATTCGGTTTCTTCTTCGACAGGATCCATTTCTTCGTCTTCGTCCTCTTGTTCTTTAGATGGAGCATCTTTGTTGTATTTGTATATGGATTTACTTAAACCTAAACTCCAATCTCCCAATTTACTTTGTTTTAACATAAATTCAACGTTACGACTTTCGTCGCTCATTTCTTTGAATTTGTCTGTTATTTCCTTTTTTTCTTTGTATTTTGCTTGTTCGTTATTTTTCTTGATGATATCAACCTTTATAACCAATTTTTTTATCATAACACCAATCATTTGTTCATACATAGATCGTTCTTCTTTATTAGAATTTTTATATAATTCACATAAATAATACTTACACATCAAAATTTGTTCTTTTAAAGAAAAGGATAAGTTAACAATAAACGTTTTGGGTTCAACATTTTCTAAAATATTAAAACTACTTTTTATAAATTCTATTAATTTAGATTTATCCGAAACATTCAAAATACTTGCAAAATAAGGACGCAACTTAGGATTTTTATAAGTGGCACTATCTTTCATTTTAGACATCAATTGTATTTCATTCAATAAATTATACAAGATACTATGTGTCATTTTATCTTTTTCGTCGCGACTGGTTACAATGTCTCTTCTTTTTTTGGATAGTCCCTCTAATTTTTCTAATAATTTATTTAAATTCAATCCACTATGGATACTCAAATAATCTTCTATGTATTGTTGTTTTGTATAAAGTTCTTCTTTGGACATAGAGGTTTTTTCTTCATACGTTTCTTTTGATTTTACCTTATTTATTTTTTTCTTAGAATGTAATTTATTTTTTACTTCTTTTAATAATTCATCGGTTATTTCACTATACGAACTATTCTCCATAATATGGTTAATCTTTTCTAGTGAATAAGTAGGTTCGGTTATTTCAAACTTTTGGTCTGGTTTGGTTATTTGTGGATAATAATATAGATTAGGATCTTTAAATTTTTCTTTAGATATATATCCCTTTTTTATAGGTTCTATAACTTTGTCATTTTTTACATAATTATTAATGATTTTATATGAACCATTGGATAATTTTTCAGTGGGTTCTATTTCCGAAATGATTTTATTCATTTCTTCTTGAAATTTGAATGATTTATAATATGCGTTGTATACTTTGCTAATGTTTATAGAAGTCATTCGTGGTAAAAATAACTCCCACGATTTATTAGTGTCTTTTGAGTATGATTCTTTTTTAATTATCGATAATTTTTGATTCAATATAGGTCTATTCTTCAATACATTTTTTATGAGTTTGATAAAATTATTTTTATCTACTTCTTTTTTAATATTTTTCAATGCTTTATAAATACATATCATATATTCGATGCCTTTTGTTTGGCTTTCATCTTTTACCATCGGAAACCCATCAAAGGATGTTTTACACGAATAAAAGGATGTGGTAATTTCACTTGTATTCACATTTGCTTGGATATAAATAAAAATTATAGAATAAAGTAACAAAGAATGTTTGGATAAATTTTTTTGTATAATATTATATTCTTTATAAATAGAATGTCCGTGACTAATTGGGACACCAATCGCGTTTAATATGGTTTCAATATCTTTTATTGTGTTTTTTTTGTCTCCACTGGATATAGATTCACTAGTTGAAATGATTTCACGTGAAATCATCTTAAATCCATCACTTGTATATCCTTCTTGTTCATTAAAATCTATTTTTATTATAGTATATCCACTATATTTATCTACCCAATATCCATCTTCTTTTTTTCCTTGTTCATAACATATTTTTTGTATGGTTTCATTATAATTAGTTGAATAGGCCAACGCCTTTATAAACATTGGTACTAATTTTGTCTCTGTTTCGATACAATAAAGCCAATAAGGATCCGAACCTTCTGTTGTATATTGTTCACAAAAAATTTTTATGGCTTTATTTTTTTCATCAGTGCTTTCAATTTGGAGAATTTTATCAAACATAGATTGATGTGGTGAAAATTTTATATTGACTGAGGAATAATTTTGACTATATATTCTTTTCATTTGATTGTATTTCATAAATGGATTGAACATCGACGCATAATATTTTGACTTTTTTACGTAGTCATCACGATTCATTTGGGACTTCTTAAATGTGTTTATCGAGTCTTCTTTTATAATTTCATCTATACGTTTGTTGACAAAACTATTTAATTGTTTAGACCCTTTGACGAGTTCTTTTTCACTATAGAGAACCCACCTTCCATTTTCATATACTAACGTTTGATTGGTCCCTAATACATATGCTTTTGATCCTGAGACTATGTTATATTTTGAAAACCAATTTTGTATTTTTGTTTTATAAGATTCTAATATAGATGATTCATTAATATTGGAGACATATTTTTTCAAAATAATCTCAAACTGGTTAAACGATTTGAATTTACTTTTATCGATTTCATTCCATATTATGGTAGACGATTTTATAAAGGGGTCTCTTACATTCGTAATCTGTGTTCCAGATGAGGTCAAATCCATAAATATGGGTTGTTTTTCTGTGTTAACTTCATCTATAGTATTATATATTTTGTCATAATATATAGTTGTATCTATAGAATTAGAGTGCATTTTGAATTCATCTATCACTTGTTTTATACTACTATTGGTCGTATCTAACCTATGGTCCAAATTTTTTTTTATCAAATCAAACATCAATAACGTATGATTTTCATATAAGGATATTTGAAATAATTCACTGGAACTATAAAAATGGTCTTTTAACTCGTCAGGTTTACTTATAGAATTCATAATAAATGAGTTTGTAGAATATTCTTTGATTTCGTTTTTTTCTATCTTTATACTTTTATAACTTCGAATATTCATTAACACCAATCGTTTTATATAATCATAATCTAATTTGGATAATTCATATATATCAAATATAGACAATAATTTAATATAATGATACATGTTGTAATAGGTGATGTCTAAACATTTTAATAAATATCTTGTATTCGGTATTATACTATTCAAAAATGTATAAAATTCTTTGGACGAATCTTTTTTTATAATTTGATTTTGTTTTGTAAATATACACGGATCATCTTTTAATTCACTATTTACATAATATTCTTTTTTATATTGTGGTTCATTTATTTTATGAATCATTTGATTCATTTTGGATTGTTTCATATAATTATTTAATTTTTGTTGACTAGGAATAACAATACCGTCTATAATAAATTCAGTATTTGTTTTGATAGGATATAAATGGTTGTCATAACCATCTACAGGGACCTCACTCATATCTTCTAACCATACATTTGTATAGTGACTACCATTGTAAGTACTCTTATTTTTTTTAGAGGTTTCAACTAATAAATGGTCAATATTGTTCTTATTAATACGATTTATTTCTATATGACTAATATTTGTATTATCATTGGTGACTAAACTAAATTGGTCTACTTGTTCAAAAAAATGCATATTTACTGAATCGTTTTCATTTTCAAATATTTTCTTTTTTAATTTTTCGTTAAAATTGTTTGGTAGAAAATTTTCATCGTGATAATAATAAGACTTCAAATGCCGAGTATAATAATGAAAAATAGAATCGCCATTCAAAATAGTACTATAAATAGGTTTTTCTTTTAATTTTTTGAAAATATAATTATTTTCATATGTAAAATACTTTTTATTTAGTTCGATATAATGCGAAATTATTTTATTCAAATATTTATCATCCATTTGTTTTCTAAAATTTTCGACCAATTGCTGTATTTGTTGTTCTAATGAAAAATAATAAATATCGTCATCGTCTTCTTCTTCGATTTCTTCATTTTCTTCTTGTTCTCTATTATTTTCATTTGTATTGTGTTTCATAGTTGGTTCCATATCTATTTTTTCAATATGGTCAATTTTACTCGGTAATCCCTTATAATCGAAATCAAATACTTCTGTAGTATTTTCTTTTGAAAAAAATACATGTATCATATCCTTATTTTTTTTAACAATTTTTCCTTGACGTTTCGTATCACCATAATGTAATACAATTTTATTGTTTAAATAAAAGTTATTTAATTCACAAACCCCTCTTAATTTAGGTTTATATACAATAGTATATTTGTCGGGTATATCATTTATTTTAATACTTGTATCATAACTAGGTATTAAGACAATATTACTTTCTTCCACACGATGAACAAAAAATAATTCGTCATTATTAGTGACTATAAAACCATATTCCATTATATATAATAATTATTTTTATATTTTAAATTCATTTTGAATGTGTTTCAAATCCACTATAATGTCTTTGAAAACATTCAATAAGTTTTGTTTTAAAATATCCTCTAAATCACTATTTTGTTCTAAAAACACGATTTGAATTAAACTATGTTTATCGTGTGGATGTTCTTTTTTAAAAGCTACAAATTTAAGAGACGAAGAAAATTTATTGTACATATATTTTTCTATCAATTTACCATAAGTATAATCGTCGTCTTCTATTTTCATAATATATAATACATCTTTATCTATCATTGATTTCTTGTATATATGAAATAAACCTTCTTGGGGAATATTTGGAATATAAGAAGTTATCTTGACTTCACTCATATGTGAAGCATATTCTTGAATAGTTTTTATAAGAATATCGCACGTCATAGAAATAAGTGTTTTATTGTCATATACTCCAATGGTTTCTATGACAAACCTATAAGCATCTTCTATATAATTTCTTTGAGCATCCAATAGTTTGAAATTGGTCCTCTCTTGTTCAGGCAATTTTTCCAATATGGTTTCGTTTTTTTCTTCATCTTCTTTATTATAAAATAAACATTTGGATACCATATTCCAACAAGCATCTTGTTTAGCGGTTCCAATAGATAAAGATATAGTAGCTTCAAACTCTTCACATGGTTCACTTGGACTAATGCGTGGATATAAATAACAAATAGGAATGGGTGGTTCTAAAAATATATTTCCCTTGTATGGTTTTCCTTCTTTATTGTATAATTTTATATGGTCAGTAGTTAACGTTAATTTATCCATAGTATCATTTTTTAGTTTAATCTTTAACACATAATCTTTTATTATTTTGTTAAACTGCTTTTGGTTTGAATATATAATAGGAATGCATGATAATCTATGTTTTAAATATTCATTATTGTATCTGGTAATATTTTTTGTGATGTCAATGCAATTTTCTTTATGTGGGAATCCACGAATGACCAAAGACGGAATTTGGGTTAACAATGTTCGACGTAAAGCATTGATCAAAGATAAATCAATTTGAGTCAAGTCAAATTCTAAATGTTCTTTCGTCTCAATCATAGAATCTACAACAATCTTACTCATTATAATATATAATATATTTAATCTTAAATCAATTTTTAGGTAAAAATGATTTTTTAGGTAAAAAATGAATTTTTTTAAAATCATTATTAATAAATGATTAAACCCGAATTGTATTATAGCAAATATTGTAAACATTCAACTGAAATTTTAGAAGAAGTCAATAAACATGGATTACAAGATACATTTACGTATATATGTATTGATAGTCGAACATTAAAAGACAATGTCTTTTATATTCATTTATTAGATGGTACTCAAAAGTTATTGCCACCAATGATCAATAGAGTCCCTATATTATTATTGAAACCCAATTATGAAATTTTAAGCGGTAATCAAATATTAGAATATATAAAACCCCAATCCAAAAATATAAAAGAAGAAACTATCAAAATATCTAATGAACCAAGTGAACACTCTATGACCAATACAATGAGTGGTGTAGTAAGTGATTCATATAGTTTTCTAGATATGACTCCAGATGAACTTTCGGCAAAAGGTAATGGTGGAATAAGACAAATGTATAATTATTCTACATTAAATGATTCCAATAATTCTATTTCAACCCCATTATTGGATGATAAAAAACCTAAATTAGATTATTCTTTAGAACAATTAGAAAAAAAACGAAATGAAGAAATTCATTTAAAGTAATACATATATATTAAGTAATGTCGAAACAAATTTTTTTTGAACAATTCAATAAGAATTATTTTGATTTTCTTATTTTTTTGAAACAATATTCAAATGGAGACAAATTATTCCAAAGTTTTTACAAAAAAAACCATGTTATAAAAAATATGAATATAAAATTACTTATCAAAACATGGTATCAACATATTACGAGTAAATATCATAAAGATATTATAGATGGAAATATATCTTTTTTTTTAAATAAGAATTATGAAGAAGATGTAAAAAACCAAACTGATATTATAAAATATATTAATTTT